CCGAGGGCGGCCCCGATATGGAGTTCACCTTGGAAGAGGCCGAGTCTCGACCGCGTTACCAACGTGTGCGCCGCAGGGCCATGGAGCAGGCCGAGAGCGCCGGTAGGAGTTTGGCCGATGCCCTTGAGGGCGGTAGTTTCGGTGAGCTACGGCGACGGGGGCTCCGAAATCGCGGAACCGGGGGCCGTTAGTGGAGGCCGCCCCGCAGACAGCGGGGAAAGATACCCCCATATCTGCCCCCCAACCACAAACGTCGGTGCTCATAAGGCCGACTACCCACGGGGATCACGCATTCGTCATGGATTCGTGGCTCAGGAGCTTTGGCCAAGGCCGGACCTGGGTATACCGGGGAGTGCGAGGCAATAGGTTCTACACGGGCCACCGGAAGGTGGTTGATGGACTTATGAGCAGAAGCCTCACGCTGGCCGCCTGTCTCGAAGAGGTCCCCGACGCGGTTCTGGGATGGATATGCGTCGAGGACGGGTGTCTCCACTACCTCTATGTGAAGAACAAATACCGAAAGAAAGGTGTAGCCTCTCAACTCATGCGCTACGCCGAGAAGATGACCGGTGAGTTGCAAGTGTGCAGCCACCAAACCGGGCAGTGGAAGCGTTTCACACCGGGGCAAAAGCTAAACTTCAGCCCTGGACATGCCTACTATGAGCCGATTGGAGAAAAGCATGGAACTTGAAGAGGTACACCTGAACATCCTCCCCCGCGTGCCGGGTTGGGACCAGCGACGATTTACGACCAAGGATTATGTGATGTGGCTGGCCGATGGGTTGCTGCACATGAGGCGCCGTCACGAGACTACCCTCAACTCCTACCACACCCTCATCCTGCCGGTGGTTCACCTTTGCGCCATCCTTCCAAAGCGTCCCGTAAAAGCTCCATGGGAATCAGAGGTCAAGAAGCGTGGCCGCCCCCGCAAGGAGCAGGCGACCGCGTAAATGAAGCGTTTCCTCTCCGACATAAAAAGCGTGTTGGGCGAGGATGAAGATAGTAACTATCTGACTTACTTCTGTCCCACCTGTAACGAGGTGTTTGAGGTCATGTTTTATGATCCCATTGAGGAGTACGAGTGCATAGACGCGGCATGTGAAGGGGATTTGTGTCTGATACGGGCCAAGGCGTAGTAACTGAGAAGGCAATGACCGTCGAAATGGCGAGGAAGATCCTCGCCGAACAGGCTCGACGCGCCAACGAGAAGTGCCCAGCCTTCATTCAGGGCCTACACCCAGCACAAACAGCCTTCTGGGAAGACAAAGCCCGCTTCAAAGTCGCCATCTGCGGACGGCGAGCCGGAAAAACCAACCTCGCCTACAGAGGACTGCTTCAGGGGATGTGCGCCAACCCCAACACCATCCAGGCTTACGTCGGCGTCACCCGCGAAAGCGCGAAGAGGCTGGCATGGAGCCCGCTCAGGCGACTGGCCAAGCAGCACGACCTGCAAATCCAGTTCAACAAGGTCGAGCTAATCGCTTATCACGCCAATGGCGCAGAGTTGTGGATATTGGGAGCTGACCGCGAAGAAGACATGGATAAGATGCGCGGCGCGGCCTACAAGCGCGTGGTCATCGACGAAGCCGCGTCTTACCGAGCTTTTATTGAGCGGATGGTCAACGAAGTCATCGAGCCAGCCCTCGGTGACCACCGTGGTGACCTTTGGCTGATGGGGACGCCGGGAAGGACGGCGGCGGGCTACTTTTACGACGCCAGCACCCAAGCTCCTGGCTTTGAAAAGTTCTCAGTCCACAAGTGGACCGTTGAGGACAACCCCTATTTTCTTGACCCCACAGAGTGGCTTGACGATCTTCGTCACCGGAACGGATGGGGCGTTGACCACCCTACCTATCGGCGTGAGTACCTCGGGGAGTGGTGCAAGGACGATTCCGCGCTTGTTTACAAGTTTGAGAAGGAGCGAAACCTAGTAGACGCTCTGCCAGACACTCCAGATGCCTACACATATGTGCTGGCGATGGATTTTGGGGTGGTGGACCCGACAGCGTTCGTAATACTCGCCTACCATCCCCACGACCCTTGCGTTTACGTTGTGGAGTCATACAAGCGAGTGGACCTTGGTCCGAGTGACGTGGCGGAGCATATCCGGCTTTTGCAGGACCGTTACGCGAGGATAAAGGACTCGGAGCCCCTGACAGCTTTTGAAACCATTGTCGGAGACACGGGAGGGATGGGTAAGGCTTACGCCAAGGAACTCCAGTCCAGACACGCAATATACGTCAAGCCAGCCGAAAAACGCGAGAAACTGGCGTACATTGACCACATGAACGGCGACTTTATCTCTGGCCGCATCAAAATCGTCGGAAATCCCAACGAAGAGCTTGTTAGGGAGTGGCAGACGCTTCCCTGGCTCACAAGAGATGGAAGAAAGCAAGAAAAATACGACGAAAGACGATATGATGACCACTTGGCGGACGCTTGCCTGTATGGTTGGCGTGACTGCCGTGGTTTCAACGCGGCTGACCGAGTAGTAGCTCCGCAGCCAAACACGCCAGCGTTTTGGGATTCGTGGGCAAAAGAGCAGGAGGAGGCGGACAATCGAGAGGCTTATCTTGAAAGTCAGTCTTCTTGGTGGGAAAAAGGAGCGCCGGACGAGTTTGAGCCGGATGCTTTTGAGGATTGGTGAGCTGATGACCAAGAAAATGCAAGAATGGTTGGAGTTCCTGAAGAAAGTTTCCGAAATGGGAGCTTCTCAGGTGCGTATTGACGGGGACGACACCATTGAGGTGAGTTTTGGCAACCAGGGAGGGATGCAAGTCATCCCCCAGACAACTCTCCCAACTGATGAGCAGGCGCTCAGTGACCTTTTGACAGGCACGCGCACGCCGAAAGAGCTGCTGGAGGAGGGTGACATCACTCCCCGGCAGAAGCTGGAGCTGGAAATGTCGATGCAAGAGCGATATGACCACGACCACTATCGGAGTGCATGATGGAAATGATTAGCGCCAACCTTAGCCCTGATGTCCGCTGGTGGCGTGAGGATGACCCATTCGAGGCCATTTGGGCCGCTTTGACCACCGTTGTGTCAGAGGATCAAAATCGAAGGTCGCAAATTCTCCACTACCTGCGGCTTTACGGCAACCGCGAAGTGCTCAACCTTATGGGCAGCACCCACATCACGCCGGGGGCCTTCTGGAACGAGCGCAACTATCTGCGGTACAACGTGGTGAAGTCGGTGATCGACACCGTAGCCAGCAGAATCGGGAAAAATCGACCCAAAGCAGCCTTCCTCACCAGCGGTGGAGACTTTACCCAACAGCGGACGGCGCGGAACCTTGAGAAGTACGTTGAGGGCTCGTTCTACGAGACAGACATCTACGACAAGGGTTCTCACTGTTTCAGGGACGCCTGCATCATGGGACCCGGCATCCTGAAGTTCTTCGAGAAGAAGACCAGGGACGGCACCTGGAAAGTCTGGAACGAGCGAGTTTTCCCATGGGAGCTGCTTGTTGATTACGCAGACGGGCGCGACGGTCACCCCACTCAGATGTTCCATGTGAAACACGTCGATTCCAATGTCATCTATGAGATGTTCGCCGACTCGGACAAGTGGAAGAACAAGAAGACAGACCTGAAGAACGCCATTGAGCTGGCCCAACAAGCTGACTGGGAGGGCATCGACATTGATAGCCTTGTAGACCAGAAGCTCTGCGTTGAGAGTTGGCACCTTCCGAGCGGACCTGAGGCCAAGGACGGGCGCCACGTCATTTCACTGAGCAGCGCCGTGCTGTTCGAGGAGGAGTGGGATGAAGACTGGTTCCCGTTTGCGGTTTTCCAATGGAGTCGCCCGACGATTGGCTACTGGGGAACCGGTATTGCCAAGGACATCAACGGGATTCAGATCGAGATCAATCGACTCTTGGACAAGATTCAGAAGAGTTACCACCTTTTTGCGAACCCTTGGGTTGCAGTACAGGTTGGCTCGAAGGTTCTCAAAAGCCACATTACCAACGGCGTGGGTCGAATACTTGAGTACCAGGGTCAACCGCCCCAAGTGGTGACTCACCAGCCCATTCACCCTCAGGTCATCAGCTATCTTCAGCAGCTAAAGCTCGACGCTCTTCGTCAGACTGGCGTGAGTGAGATGGCGGCGCAGGGCAAAAAGCCCACCGACCTTGAGAGTGGTGCGGCGCTGCGCGAGTACAACGAGATCGAGGACACGCGACACGCCGGACCAGCTCAGCAATACGAGCGTTTCTACATGAACGCGGCGAAGACGATTGTCCGCATGAGCCAAAGGATGCACAAGCAAGGGAAGACTCCTGAGGTAATGGCCCACTACAAGCGCCGCAGCCGCAAGTGGGTTGACCTGCTCAAGTGGTCTGACATCAACATCGACGAGTCTGGCTACGTCATGCAGATATTCCCCACCAGCCTGCTTCCGAGCACCCCAGCGGGACGCACGGCGACTGTTCAGGAGTGGTTGCGTAGTGGTTTGGTGGACAAGGTGACGGCTATGCACCTTTTGGAGCTGCCGGATTTGGAGCAGGTACAGACCCTAGAGGTGGCCAGCTACAACATAGTTTTGGACCAGATGGAGTCGATTCTGGAGGATGGGGAGTTTGTCCACCCTGAGCCGTACCAGGACCTCGTTCTGGCTCTCAAGCTGTCCCAGACTACATATCTTCAGGCAAAGATGGACAAGGCGCCGGAAGATAAGATGGAGATGATCCGTCGATATATTGAAGCCTGCAAGCGCCTCATCGATAAGCAACAGATGCAGGAGCAGCCCCCGCAGGCTCCGGTGGATACACCCGCCGCGCAGGCTCAGGATATGCCGTTACCGGGAGTGGAAGGCCCGCCTGGTGACGCACAAGCAGCTCAACTAATGGCGGCCCAAGGAGCAGCATTACAATGAGTGAAACACAAGAAGCACCAGAATCAGCACCCGAAGCAGCGCAGGACCCTACCCAGGGGATGAGTGACGACCAGCTCATTGACGGAAACGAGCTAATAGAAGCCGCCAGCAATGGCTTTATGAGTTCTACGTTCAACATCCCGGCAGACGGGGGCGTCCAAAAGGCTCAAGAAGAGAAGCCCACAGAGGACGCATTTTCTCCATCGTCAGAGGAGAAGGAGGACACGGTCCAGCTCAGCTCGGAAACCGTGGAACTGGAGCGCCGCGAAGCCGAAGTGCGGAGACAACAGCGCGAGCTAGATGATCACTACTCGCGCCTAGATGCTCAGAGAGATCCCGCCCCAGAATTTGGGGAGAAGCCGTGGGAAACATTTAAGTACATTATGAAAGAGCGCGGCCTGGACCCAGGCGATGCGTTTGAGCGCCTTACTGCCGATCTTCTTGAAGAAGACACGGAGGCACAGCAACAGCATCGCCTCAACTCTCGGCACGATGAGATGAAGGATCGAGTTGCACAGTTGGAGTCTCGTCTTCAGGAGCAGGTATATGTGGAGGAAGAGCAGCAGCTCTGGACGGGCCTCGAAGGAAGGCTACAAGAGATGGCGGTAAAGTGGCCCATTGCGTCTGCGCGAGGGAACACTTCAGTGGGAGAGGTCTTCACCCACATCATCCGCCATCAGGAGGAAACCGGCGAGGTGCTTGATGCCAATGCCGTTTTCCAGCAGTATGAAGACGGGCTCCGACAGCAGATCCAGGAGCTTGCAGAACATGACGCGGTGCG